TGCGCTAGAAAGAACTTATTCTCAGCAATCGAATACTTGACCGGATCAAAAATATCCATAACCCCTCTAATAGCTTGTATTGGTCCGAATGGGTTTCAGCACAATATGCACCGAACCCTCATAGGCACTGACCGTGCCCGTCCAATTGAGTGAGAGTTGTTCGCCTTTGTCCATCTTCCGGTTGGCTAAGGTCGCGGTCAGCGTCGATTGAACCGGCGTATTCGCCGTACTGTCCAACGCTAGCACCGCACTCAACGCTGTGGTCAGGCTCGCAGGAGCCGTCCCCGAGGCCGCAATGCCCACATCCAAGGTCGTACTACTGGCTCCAGCGGTGCTGTGCACTTCACGCACATCCATGATCTGATAATCCTGATCGGCCACAAAGATGCCGGTGTCAGCGGCTTCTCCCGCTGAAATCGTATAGACGACATGCACTGGTGCAAGTTTCGCAATCGCTTTAATACCCATGAATTCCTACTTTCTGGCGAAGTGACGGGAGTTAGGGTCTCCCTCCCCAGTTCAACCCTAACCCCCCACCTACTCAGTTTACGACTCAGCAACGTCTTCGATCTTCGCGCCAGCTGCTGGGTTATCACTCAACAGTTGCCCCTGCCAGTACCACGCCACTTCAAAGGTGGCGTTCGAGGTCTGACGGAAGAACGCTGTTCCATTGAAGATTTCACTGACTGGACGCGGCACCACATTTTCCCCGTGACCGAGGTAGAAGTGCTTTTTGTCCATCCCGATAATGGTGTTCGCGGCAAAGTACGGCTCGACATGCCACGGCTGACCGCTGAAGCGGTAAATCGTGCGTCCGTCTCCCCCATCCTTGCCTTTTTGCTGGGCCCCACCATCGCGGCCCACCCCAGACCCACCGTCCAACGCTTTCGGAGAACTCATGGCGAAGTAGGTATCTTCGCGCAGGAGCTCATGATAGCGCCTCACGACGGCGAGATTCGAGATATACGCATTCAGCGATCCCCCGCCCTTCTCACGGACGGAATCCTCCAACTGCATGATGAGGTCTTCCGTGAGGGCACGGTTGGTCCCGCTGTTATCTAAGACCACGGACTCCCAGAACTCATTGCCCGCTGTGCTGCGATTGATCCCTCCGAAGTTCCCTGATGGGGGGTTCGCATCATCAATAATCCCCAGCAGCCCATCGGTATGGTAAATCGCCCCGGATTTCGTCGTATTCTCAATACAGAAGAAATCCCCGGCCGCCGTGCCACTGGGAGCCGATCCGCTAATCGTAACGGTTCGGTTCGGCACATCAATGGCCGTGACCGTCCGAGACGCGGCCAAGTCTGCATCGTTGTCAGACGCATCAATCAGATCGACCGTCATCCCGAGATCAATACTCGGAAGTTCGGCAACCGTAATGGTTGTCTGGTTGTCTGCGGCTGGCATTGTCGCCAACTTGCCCAACCCATCGGAAATCAGGTCGGCGTTAATGAGTTTTAGAATCCGACGACGAAATCCCGCTTCCATCATCTTCAAGGCCGTCTGGAACGCAAACTTCGAATTCCTGGCATCTTGGATGAGTTTCCACGACATGTTGTACAGCCCCGCAAATTCTTGCAGGCTGAACGTCGCCTCGGTCGTATCGGGATTGATATTCGAGGGCAATGAGCCCCCTTCGGTCAACCCGGTCCACGCCCCAGGATTCTTCACCATGATGGGCATAATAAACTGACCACGCCCACCCATTGGCTTCTTGATCTTCTGGAACATATTCCAGCAGACCACTTCTTGATTTACGAGATAGAGGACTTGATCTACACCATAGGTGTATTTCATTGCCTCGATAACATCAGTTGTACTCGCCATAGCGAGATTCCCCCCTCATCGGAGGATCGTCCTTATTCTGTCTGACCGGGGTTCAACATGGGCCACAATTCATTCGTCCGTTCCTCGGGCGTCTTGTAGCCACCAGTCTTTCCACTGGTCGGCGACACCTCGCCTCCCTTTGACGGGAATGGCGAAGCCTTTGCTTTCTTTGCCGCCGCACGATCACCTTCCCGCACCGCCTTCTGAATCGCTTCCCATCGAGTTCGCATCATCGAGGGAAATTCAGCATCGAGACTATCGCCTTCATGCGAGTAATACACATCCTGCATGATTTCTTTGATAATCTCGCTGTCGGGGAGTCCTTGCTCCTCGCGGATTTGCATAAACCGAGCATCGAGGTCTTTTTTTGCTTGCACTCCTTGGGAATCGCCCACTCGATCTCGTAAGGCTTGATATTCCTTCGAGAGTTTCGAGATAGCCGTATCACGGTCACGGAGCGCCCTGTTAAGAGGGTTGATGCCCTCATTCACCATGCGTTCCATCAGTTGGGCCGCCGTTGCCCCATCTAAATACGGCATCTGACGCAACTGATCCAGCATGGACTGTTGACTTTGCTGGCCCTCTTGCGCCTGTTGCTGCGCTTGCCTCGCATACTGTTGTTGCTGCAACTGCTGGGCATATTGCTGCAATTGCTGTGTCTGCTGGCTACGCTGCGCGTCCCACTGTTTCCGTTCTTCCGCGAGAGCTTGCGTCTTCCTCGTGTATTCGGCTTGTGCCTCGGCTGGCCAGGTGCCAGATGAGGGCGCTCCTCCTGTGTCTGTCTGGTCTGGTGTTACCCCATCACCCGTTTCATTAAGTGGAGCTTCGGGGGCAACGCTTCCGTCTTCATCTGCCATCGCAATCTCCTCAGTCGAGTGGTCCGTGAGTGCGGACGGGGGTGTTCATTTGCCAATGAATCCCCGGTGCGTGTTCACGACCCGTGTTCGCATCGGCCTACGTGGTCAGTGCAGTATAAAAATCGTCAGCGGTCTTTGTCAAGATGTCCGTCGCGTTGTCTTCGAGCGTCCCGTCTTTTTCGGCGTGGGCTTCCGACGAAACCCATCCGTGGCGTAATACGTCTTGACGTGTTTCTTCGTAACAGTCCGTCCGCTGGGACTGCGATATTTATCGGACGATATTTTCGTAAAGGGCACTATTGACCTCGCTGGGCCATCGCCTGCGCCAACACCTCGGGGGCTTGTGGAGCAATCTGTTGATTCGCCTTCAACTGTTCCATCGCCATATCCACGGCTTCTGCGGCGGCCTTGGCGGCCGCCTGTTGCGTTGCCTGCGCCACGGCCCCCTGAATCTGCTGCTGCTCCATCCCGCTCGCCCGACGTTCTGAGGCGGCCACGAGATGTTCACGACATTTATTCCAGAATCCGACAAAGCCCTGCTGGATCTGGGGACTTGCAGAGAGAAACTCTGTCGTCGCCATCTCGGATTCGAGTTCATCCATGATGATGCGAAGATTCCAGAACGGCATCGGCAGATGCTCGGGTAAGACTTCTCCTTGCCATAACCGTTCGACCAGCGCCATCCCGAGCTTCCGATACTGGGATTCTCGCGCCTCACGCCCAACATCGCCCATATTGAGGTCAGAGGCAATACGCTCTTTATCGAGACGCCCGGTGCGTTCGTCGAGATACAGAATAGCTAGGGGTGACTGGAGATGTTCGCGAATTCGTGCCTCGCGTAACGCCCGAAATTCAGGAATCAGGCTCCCTCGTTCGACCGTAATCGAGTAATCGGTGCCCGATCGGAGAATCTCGGAGGTCTGAAAGATAAACACCTCGTCTTTCATGCTCCGATCGGTGTAATGAAGGGTGCGAAACGCGGGATAATACTCTTTCACCCGATTAATTCGCATTTCCTTCACTTTTCCCATGCGCTGGCCGAGATGCTGATAGAGATTCCCCCACTGGGTATCCAGAATCTCCTGGAGCATCGGGACCGCCATCGGCCCACGAAGTTGCCCTGGGAACTTCTGTTCTCCGAACAGATCCACCCCCCCCGCGATTTCACGCATTAATTTCAGGGTGAGATCGACTGATTGCATGAACCAGGCGGGCAGTTGGGGCGGATCGCGCCGTTGCACCATCTTTACCCCGGCATCGGTTAATCCCCCCTCAATCGGCGCGGGATAGTCAGAGGGCACATCTTCACGCTTCAACGTGGGGCCGAGCAGTTCATCGGCGTAAATCGAGGCATTCGCTTGTTCGCCAAGCTGCGAGAGCCGCTTATTCAGGAAGCGTTGCGGAGCAATGAGGTCACTCACGTAATCATTGCTCCAGAAGCTTGTCGTCGTCGGACCCCAGTGGAAATCGACCACCGGAATTGATTCATATGGACTATCTTCATTCAGCAGGATCTGTTCGCCCGGAATGAAGGCCGTGTACTTCCCACGGGGATGTTTACTTGAAATCGGCTGAAATCGCTCGACGACCACCGCCAAATCGGGATCATTGTCTGTGCGACTGCCCTGAATGCGTGGAATCAGATCCTGGAGATGCACCGAGCCAGTGGGATCGCCGAATTGCTTAATATCCGTGCTGAGAATCCGCACATCGGAGGCATCTTTGATATTCTGGATGGTATCGTCGCTCAGATCGTAATTGGCCTCGATCCACCCCATCGTCCGAATCTTGGCAATATAGACCGCTTGATCCGGGGCCAGATCGTCAATCGATCGTACGGACGCATCAATAAAGACCTGTAAGGGGCTGAGAATCTCACTCCCAACATCCCCGGCCAATACCATATCCTCCACCACCGTGAACCGTTCGGCGGGAGCCCCCTGCATGACAAATTCCTGCCGCATCGACTCGGGAATCACCTCGCTCGTCTGGACATCCGTCCACATCAGTTCGTTGGTCTCGGGATCGAACCGGGGCATCGGTTCCATCGTGGCATCCTTCACCCACGGCACGTATTCAAAGGCCACACCCCCGATTGCCATCCACCAGAGGATTTCCCACGTCCGCGACTCCTGATCGAGCTTCTCATCCAGCGCCCGGACGAGTTTATCGACCACTTCAGACTTGGCGATGGAGCTCGGGTCTTGTTTATCGGCCCGCGACTTAAAGACCGGCGCGATACTACTCAATCGCCCCATCATCTTGTGGAGCATCTGGGCCGCGAGGTTAAAAACCAGATAGAGCTTATTCGGATCGCGTTTTCGGGTAAACAGGACTCGATTCTGACTCCCGATCCAGTGTTCGCCTGAGACGAAAGCCAGATTGGTCAGAATCCGCAATTCGACGGACCCGACATTCCGCGCTTTCTGCGACCGGAGACGATCGTAGTCGGTGGTGTACTCGGTGAGGCTCTCTTCGTTCTTCGCCATGATCAGTTAGACGAGACGACGACCGACCGGGGGTCGCATTTGTGGACTCATGGGTTGACCCATCGGGGGACGCTGACCACTCGGGGGACCCGTTGGTGGACCCAGTGGAGACCCCATCGACGTGAGCATCGCCTGAAGATTCCCTCCGGGGGGAGCTTCCTGCGGCGACACGCCCAGTCCTCGACGTGAGACACCCTGCGTCTCCGCGCCCTGATTCGGGATCACACGACGCACGCCTGGAATGCGCGTTAGTCTTTCGGCTAGTGCTTCGCCTTCGGGCGTATAGGGAAGATCAAGACAGACTTGTGGCATTATTGCGCTCCTAAGTGGGCATCAGGGATTGTGGACAGTGTGGCCTCGGAACTCGCGGGGATCACTCCCCCGCCTTCATCCGGGCGTTGTAGCTGCGTCATCATCATCCGTTCCAGAGAATCCATCCGGTCCTGAACGGCTTGGAGGTCGTGCCACTGGACTTCCGGGATCGGTAGCGAAGGCACGTTGAGCCACATCAGCAAGCGTTTGCGGAGTTGTTCCCACATGTGTTTGCATCTCCTGAAATAACGCCGCGAGCGATCGAGTATCCGTCGATCCATCAGGCAACTGACGAGTTAACGAGAGCGTTTGCATAATAAAGTGGAGTTTGTGCTCTATGAGCACCAGGGGATCGATCGCCATTAGCCGCCTCCCAAGTGAACATCGACCGCCATCGGCCGACGCGCTTTCCGTAGCGGCGATCCGAGCCACTGAATCGATCCGGGCGGCACAAACGACGGGGGCGGGGCCTGATCCCGGCCGTGGGGATGCCGCGAGAGCACATGCTCAACACAATCCAGGGCATGATCGTTCACTTTTAACCGCTCGTATTTCCCGGCCGCCGTCGCTGTATCAGGCCAGCGGGCCAGTTCTAACTCATACGGCACAATCTGCAGCCAGGGCGCGAGGCGAATCTGATCATGCTGAAAATACTGACGCGCCCCTTCCGTGCGAGCTTCGCGGCCGCGTTTATTCGCCAGCAGGTGCAGGCCGTGATGACGGCACTCTTCTTTGAACTGGGAGTTCCCATCCACCCAGGCAATCGGCCGGGTCTGCCAGAGGGCCGCCATCCGTCGCACCGCGTCGGACCAGCGGACGATGGAACTCGCCTCGTCCAATTCGGTCGTATTCGCAACGTACCGATAATTCGTCACTTCATCAAGCACGTACGCTCGCCCCTCCGGGGAGACGCCGATGATCACGGCCGCGCAGTAGGTGCCGGTATCCGCGCCGAGCTCAATCGACCAGTCATGCGGCAGACGGAAATTTTCGCGCACGGCCCCACGATCCGTATTATGCCACAGACGCGGTTCTTCTGACACAGACAGCAGCCGGTCGCCCCGTTGATGATCGTAGACGCGCCCGATGTAGTGCCCGAGTTTCCCGAGATACGCAATCGAGAATTTTTCTCGGGTCAGGAGATGCTTGTCGCGGTCCATCGCCGCCTGGTCGAAACTATAGGGGTTCACGATGGCGGGAATCCCACAGTGACACACCCAGTCGGGAAATTCGGGATTGTTGTGTCCGTGCTGATGAAACACTTCGACCCACGGCCGGTCGGGGGTGGTCGGAAAGACCGCGTATCCCTGGCGGACCCGCAGATTCTGCGCGACGGAGGTGAAGCATTCGATTCCCGGGAGTTGATACGCCTCGCAGTAGATATAGGCATCCACTTCCTTGCCTTTGAGTGATTCCGAGCGTTCCCACGACCGGGCCTCGAACCGAGCGCCGTTATCGAGTTCCAGCCAGAGCCGCCCGTCTTTCGGCCGGTTCTGCAGAGACTTATAGCGTTGGTTCAGGCCACGCTCTGAGCAAATGGCGTCCAGGAGATATTCAAACTCGGGCGTGCACATGTCATATTCGATCCCGACCAGATAGACGGTGGCCCCGGGAATGGCGGCAAACGCGGCGGCCCAGATCCCGGCCCCGGCCGACTTCCCGGATTTGTACGCCCCGAGTTCAGCGATGACTTTCGCCCGTCCGTGGGGGCGGGGGATCAGGCGGCGATGCACGACCCGTTCGTCGGGGAGGCGCACGGCCATCGACGGGACGGGGTCGTGCGGATCGACCTCTTCGTCACTGAGCAGCACACCGTCCGTGGTCGCCCACCACGCGGCCTGATGTTCAAAGGGCAGAAAGTCCGTTTTTTCACACAGAAACCCACGAAATTCGGTCATCAGGTGGTCACGGAGCGTGGGCGGCACCTGGGTCACGGGCATGCGGTCAGCGGCGTTTCGCACGCCCCCATTCGAGTAAGACGGCCATCGCGGTCACGCCCCCGAGGGTTCCCGCTTCGCCCTGCAGCGCGGCATCCCAGGACGTGGCCGTCATTAATTGCAGTCCGAGCAGGGTCCCGCAGAGAATGAGAATCCGCAGCAGTCCCCAGATGGGATGGTCGGACCTCATCGGGACCGCCGCATCAGGTCGGCCATTCGGTGGGACACGGCGCGTGGCCCGTGGGTGGTCGTCACGGCGGTACAGACCCGCGCCGGGTCAAGGTTCAGCCACGCGCACCATAAGTGCAGTCGGGGACTGGTGGTCTCGTGAAAAAACCGCTCGGCTGAGTGACGATGACGCCGCGACTGCCGATGGGCCCGCGAGTGCCGATCCACAAGCTGTAAGTCTCGAATCGCACTGGCGATCACGGCCGCCGCCAAGGACCAGTACCCCTCTCGGTCGGCGCGGGCCCCCATCAGTTCGCTTTCCCGCGTTGTTCGTACCGCTGCAACAGGTCGTGATAAAACGACGCCAGCGGAGACTCTTTCCCGGCCATCCCCGCGACTTTCGCTTCAATCGCCGATCGGCAGGTATCCGCCTTCAGCTTCGCGCCCCCGTCACACTCGACGTAATTGGTCGTCCACAGCACATACGCCATCTCGTTGTAGTGCTTTTTGAGCGCCAGATCAAGCCGGGTCTCGTCCCCCAACTCGTGCCACGGCTGCCCCCCGCTCTGCTGTTCCAGGGCTTTCAGGACCGCCGGTTGCATCGGCCATGTCTCCTCGCACTCGATCAGGACCGCCTCGGTCTGCTCCTCGTCCCAAAAATACCGCACCGCTTCGGCGATCGGTGCGCCCGTCAGCACCATCGCCGCGAACGCCCCCGCTTCCCGCGTTGTCAGGATTCTCTCCATACGTCAGCACCACCTTCGGGTCGCCTCGAACGGTCTGAGGAAACGTCACCGTCACCTCACAGCCACACGCGGACGCATACCGCAAAAACCACCGCAGCGTCCCCGAC